AAATTTAAATTAGTAACTCTTATTGAACTATTTGCAGCCATTATCTAACTCTTTCTAAGAAAAATGATATCTCTGTTGGTTTCTCTTGATTGACTACTCTAAATTTTATACTAACACTAATAGCATTTTGATCAATCTGTTCATCAACAAAAACTTCAATTAATTCAGCTCTTGGCTCGTATTCTTGAATAGTATCTTCAATTGCATCTTGTATATCTCTTTCTAATGTACCATCATTTAATTCAAATAGTTTTGATCTAATATCTCCACCAATAAAAGGTTGGTAGGGTCTTTCCCCTCTATTAGTTAATATTAAATTTTTTACAGCTCGAGCAACAGCAGCATTGTTTTGCAATGTGTTTAACTTTCTTGTAACTGGATGTCTATCAAACAAGATATCGAAATCTTTATAAACAACGTTGTTAATTCCTGCCATTTTGAACCTCTGACCTATTTATTACTATTGCTTAGATTCTTGTATCTCTTTGCGTCTATCTTTACACAGTTTAGAGATTTCACTCAATGCTTTCCTTGCTCTAGTACCAGCACTTTTGTTACCGGTCATAGCTTTTTCATTTTCGTTAGTATAAGTGTTAAATAAGCTAACTAAAGTTTCGTGTGTATTCATATTCTCTTCCTTTTATATTATTTATCCCGAATTTGCAACATTCGTGGGTGTTGTAGGTACTGTTAAATCATCACAATTTTCATCTGATGTTCTTGATGGATCTGTTGGACATGAGAAATCTACTCCTTCATCATGTCTTAAATAATCATCAGCACCTCTAAATGTTTTTCTATCACCTTCGTGATGAAATTCACTTGTTAAGTTATATCGTACAGCATAGTTGCCTGTATAAGTTTGACTTGTTGCTGTAGATGTTTCATTTAATGCTGTTCTTGATAGATGGGTTGTTCCAGAAACTGTTTGTTTATAATCACCAGCTATTCTTTCATTTTTATTTCCAGCCACATCTATATTCCAATTACCAGCAATATAAGTGTTACAGTTTGCACCAATAAATAAATTACAAACACCTTTGATATAAACATGATCGTTATTAGCTATAATAGTATAATTGTTTGCAACTACTCTTGTTGTCTTGATTCCTCGTTTATCTATTTCATAAAATGTTCCTGATTTATGATACTCATGGATCCTTTCGTTATTTGGTGTATCGTCATATTCTTTTATATGACCACTTTCTGTTGCAAATACATGATTGTTAGGATACACAGCTCCATAAGCACTTACAGGCTCTCCCCAGTTATTGGCAGCAGGTTTTTCTCCACCACCCAATGCAATAGTTATATTATTTGCTTTTAAATGATTTTTAGTTTCAATAACACTATGAGCATTATTAGCATCATTTCTTGCTAATCTATTTGAATCTGGTTCATGTATTACGGTTGGATATTTTTCTTCTGGATCATTAAATCCATATTGTTTATTTGATAAAGTACTTGGTATTGCAGGTATAGATCCCATTATAAATGGTCTTTGTGCTTGTCCACCATCTAAGAAAAATCCTATAACCCAACTACCTTGTTTCAATCCATTTGGTGATGTACCAATACCAGATATAGATGCATTATTTGCAGGCATCATTACTTGTGCCCAAGGTATTTGACTTGTAGGTAGTTTTCCTTTGTCAGACGTGTGCCAATCATAGCATCTAACTTTTACTCTACCTGTTTTTAATGGATCCAATACATCTTCTACAACTCCAAAGAACCAAACAAAGCCACCTAATCCTAAATATTCTTGATCAAATGTTTTACTAGTCATCACTAACTCCTTCAGAATCATTAACTTTTTGTACAGTAGTTGCTATTTCATCTTTAAAACTATCTTTTATAACAGTTAATACAGTTTGGTATCCTTGTGCTTTGTTTTCATAAGACTGTCTCAACTTAACCACTAAAAACTTTGGATCAACTTGACCAAAAAACATATTGTACATCAGTTCATCCATGCCACTTGATGTTTGAGGAATATACAGGTTTATAGTATCTCCAACTTTAACATCACTGTTTCCAGGAACAGTAATATTAATTAAAATATTATCTAATAGAGCTTTAGAGGATATTCTTTCATTTAATACGTGTTGTTTTCTTCTTGGATTAGCAAGTTTTGGATCATTAGCAATTATTTTTGCTAATCTTTCTGAAGCAGCTTTGTTACTAATTGTTCCTGAAATTTTATCTTTTTTTTCATCAGGATTTTCTTTATCAATTGGAAAAAAATATGGAGTAGTTGCATAGCTTGATTCTGTAGGTGTGAATCCTGTAGGACTTCCTGTATTAATGTTTGTTGATAGTAACTCTGTTGGTAAATATCTTGTGTGGGTTGAACCAGAAAATTTAAATAAACTATCATCTGTTGTCAATCTACCAACATCTAAAGTTTTTAATTTTTTGTAGTCTTCATTATAGCTAAAACTTTTCTCATCAAATTTTTTTGTTAATATATCAATGGCTGCTACTCTATTACCATATGTTCCAAGAGATAGGTTGTGAAGTGTGTCAAATGTTTTTTTAATACTAAAATTATTTACTGTCATTCTATCATTTAGATCCTCTCTTTCACCTGTTTCTTCTCGTGGTACAGTATCTTGTTTTTTCTCTTCAGCTGCTCCATCTTGAACTATAAATTTAAATTGAGGTGTTTGATTTTTTAATTCTGAAAGTGTCGTCAAATGAAATCCTAAGTATGTTTGAAAGAACACATAATCACTATTATTATCTAAATTATTTTCATGTTGTGCTTCTTCTCTCAAATATGTAATTGCTTCAAAAGGTGTAACACCAGGTGCTATGTATGATGAATTGTTTACTGATTTTAAGACATCATTTTTGTTAACACCATATAAACGTGGATACTTGTCAAATGGTCTAAACACTTCATCTGTTTTAATAAAGTTGTTATGAAAAATAGTGTTTGCTGCTAAAGTACAGTTTTGACCAACAAAACTTCCATCTAAATCAGTCATTTCATTTAACATTAAATGATCATCAACACACATTAAAACATAGTTATGTTGCCTTTCCTTTGATTCAACTTTATTTCTAAGTTTATAAACCCTAAATGATCTAACTCTAAGATCATATTCTTCTTGATGTTTTTCCCCATCACGATCTTGAAATTTTTTTTGACCTCTTGTTCTATAAGTCATTACAACATACTCTTCACCTACTATAGGAAATCGTTCTGGTAAACCTAAAGCATCAATTATTAATAATTCACAAGAAGATACAGGGCTTGTTAAATCTTCATATATGTTAAATGTATCAACTTGATCTGTAATATCTATTGCTTCTCCTTTATAATTAACTATTCTACATGAAAAGCCAGCTATATCATTGGGTCTTGCATTCTTGTTTTCTGATGTTTCTGCCATTAGTTGTAATTTTCACTAAAGATAACCTCAACTTCTGATTTAATTTGTCCTACAAAATCAGAACTTAAAATCTTTATGTCCCTTTTTTTATCATTTTGCTCTTCATAGTATTGATAAGCATCTATTTCTTTTCTGTCTGATGTAGATAAACCATTATATGTATTTTGATCAACAACAACAAATCTTTCTGGTACAACCGTTCCATCTATTAGTGTGGATTGACTATTCAATATCTTTCGATATTCATATGTAGTTGCTCTAGCTGTATTTGGACTACCATATAATGTTGTCATATATTTGTTAAAAGCATCATCACTTAATGGCCAATCATAGTAAGGATCAATAATATCATTAACCAAATATATTAACCAATCTAAAGTTTCATCACCATAATACTTATATGCTAAAACATCTGGTCTGTCTCCATCCTTTACAGTGTAACTAAAATATATTGATGTTCTGCTTTTTAGTATATCTCTTATTTTATACCTTGCTGTAATATTAGTCAACAGTATTGGTAAATTATTTTTTTTAATATCGTATGATACTTTTGGAAATGGTCTAAAATAAAAACTCATTATCTACCCTGCTTTTCAATCTCTGTTTTAGTAAGAACTTTGATCTCTTGGAAAGTTAATTGCATTTTAACTGAAGCTGGAGCTAATAATTTTCTTCCACTACTTTGTGCTGCAGAGGCATCATAATATAAAGGTGTTCCTTCTCCATGATAATCAATAGCAACATTTTTTAATACCATGTCTCCCATTTTAAATAAGAAGTCTGGATGTTTAAAGTATACTTTGAATTGATTTGGATAATCAAAAAAATGATTTTGAGCTAAATATTCTGGTGCACTATAGTATTTAAAAAAGTGTATTATTTTTCCAATATCAATACTTTCGTGATATGATTTTGGTTTTAATTCAAATCCAAATTCAAACTGTCTAAAGTTAGGTGAAGTATATAAAACTGCCATATGAGGATTTCTTGTTATTCCAACTCCTGCCCCAGCAATTTTTAATCCTTGCTGAACTCCAGCAGCTGCTCCTGCAGCTAATCCTCCTGCTACACCACTTGTTCTTTCAAATTTGTTGGCAAGACCACCTACTCCTCCTCCCGCTAAAGCTGCTCCTGTTCCACCTGATAAAAGATTTCCTAAAGCTGCTGGGTTTGCTAATTTTTTTCCAGCTTCAAATCCTATTTTTGACAAACTTTTTCCAACACCCAATACATCACCAGAAGCTGCCTGCTCTCTTATAGCACTACCTTGATTAGATGCTGCTCCTGCTAACTCAGCCCCTATAGCTCCCATAGCTGAATTTTCATAACTTTGTTCGTACGCTGTTGTTAAACCAGATGGCATTGGAAGATAAACAGAACCAAGTTTATTTTTATTTTGTCTATTAACTGTAGATGCTTGGAAAGCGTGTTCTTCATAAGCTGAGAAAACCATATAATGATCTACTTTTGTAATATTCCTTGGATATTGCAATGATTGACCTGCACCAAGTGGTCCATCTAATAATTTTAAAGGACCGTCATCACCTGGTTCTCCAGGACCTGCATTTGGATTTCTATTTGCTTTAGCACTCATTATAGACATAATGCTTGACTTTCTTAGTTAATTGTTATAAAATACCATATGGACTATTCAAAAGCCTATAAAGGTATATTTAAGCCAAAACACCCTCACAAGTATAAAGGTGATCCTACTAACATTATTTATCGAAGTTCTTGGGAAAAACAGTGTATGATTTATTTTGATAATAAACCAGACATTGTTCAATGGCAAAGTGAAGAATGGTTTATACCATATAGACATCCAATTACAGGTAGGATCCATAGATATTTTCCTGACTTTGTTATTAAAAATACAAAAGATCAAGTATATGTAATTGAAGTTAAACCTTACAAACAAACTCAGGAACCTAAAATACAAAAGAAGAAGACAAGGCGATACCTTACAGAAGTTAAGACATTTGCGATAAATACTTATAAGTGGAAAGCTGCAAGAGAATATTGTGCAGCAAGGAAATGGGAATTTGTAATATTAACAGA